TCGTCGTGCTAATGTTGCAGGATATGTCGGTCCTATTCCAACCTATGATGAACGCGTCGAATGGTACAAGGAAAAGTTTTTTCCACTAGATTCTCAAAGTGGATACCGACATGAACACCACGATGGTTTCACAGAAATTGTGAAGTTGGGGAAGGCGAAGTCAGATGAGCACTTCAAGGATGTTACCTTCCCATTTGAGCTATGATGGCTCGCATTGTCTTTACTGATCACGGTAGACGTTAAATAAAGAGATCCCGGCGTTGTCCAATGCTGGAGGTGTTAAGCCAAAATCAAAATGGATTGCTAAGTAAGATATACGCACAGCGATTAGGTTTTGCATTACCTATCCAATGTGGTCAGGCTGCTTAGTGGACTTGTACATACCCCTTTTTAGGGGAGGGTTTGGTCACCCAACAAAATAGCACTGTTATGTTGTCGATTGATGTGCCGCACATAATATTTATCAAATTACATTACTAATCTTTATACTACTTATGAGCCAGAATCAGCTCAAAATGATTCACACATATCGTGCGATCTTCGCACAATTCGTACTGTCGCATCTTTCGATGAAGAAGATGAAGTCTTGCTACTTCGTGCTCGGGTCAGGGAGCTACGACAAAAACTTGACCGAAAGTACCGCCATGTTAAGCAGCTCACTAAACGAATTGAGCAGCTAGAAGGTATGATTTTGATCTCACATTCTGGTGTTGCATCTGATTCAGATGCTCCAGAAGGGCGCACAGAAATTTCAGTTGCGCCTATGTCTAAGCAGGAGATTACTGCATTCGCTGACCAAGATGCTGGTTGGTTGCAAACTATTGAAGGAACTTATGATCCTACAATGGACCTTGCAAAGAATGACGACAGTACTTTGGGTTCGTTCTTGAAGCGTCCTCTCCGCCAGTCTGCACAGTCTTGGGTCGTTGGACAAGGGCTTTATTACAAATTTAATCCTTGGCAGGCATTCTGTGAGAATCCCTACGTTAGGGACAAAATCAAAAATTATCAACTCCTTCGAATGAAGTTACATTGTAAAATGGTTATTTCTGGTACTAAATTTCATTATGGTCGAGCACTCGTTTCATACAACCCTTTTACTAGGGGAGACGAGGTTACGGCCGATCGGGCGTTCATTTTACAGGATAATATACAAGCGTCGCAGAAACCTCACTTTTTTCTTAACCCGACTAAAAATACGGGTGGTGAACTCTGCTTACCGTTTTTCTGGGACAAGAACTATTTGGATATTCCCGCCGCTGATTGGACAGATATGGGAGACATTGTTATCA